AATTTCGCTCACTTCGAACCTCTCTGTTTACTGATAAGCTCCAGATCCTCCTGGCAACTTGCACAAGTCCGACAACCCTGAACTGCCAGGCGTCTTCGTTCATCTATGGGATCGCCACACTCACAACAATGAGTGGCAGATATAGCCTGGTGGTTCAGGCGGTGCATTTTTATTGCTGTGTTGCGCTGTAATTCTTCAATTTCTGATGCTGAATCAATGATGTCTGCCATCTTCCATTAATCCCTGAATTGTTGGTTAATACGCTTGAGGGTGAATGCGAACAATAAAAAAGGAGCCTGTAGCTCCCTGATGATTTTGCTTTTCATGTTCATCGCTCCTTAAAGACGCCGTTTAACATGCCGATCGCCAGACTTAAATGAGTCGGTGTGAATCCCATTAGCGTTACCGTTTCGCGGTGCTTCTTCAGTACGCTACGGCAAATGTCATCGACGTTTTTATCCGGAAACTGCTGTCTGGCTTTTTTGATTTCAGAATTAGCCTGACGGGCAATGCTGCGAAGGGCGTTTTCCTGCTGAGGTGTCATTGAACAAGTCCCATGTCGGCAAGCATAAGCACACAGAATATGAAGCCTGCTGCCAGAAAAATGCATTCTGTTGTTGTCATGCCGGGTCTCTCTCGTTTGCTTCTGCTTTCGCCGCCATCATTTCCAGCTTTTGTGAAAGGGATGTGGCTAACGTATGAAATTCTTCGTCTGTTTCTACTGGTATTGGCACAAACCTGACTCCAATTTGAGCGAGGCTATGTGCCATCCCGATACTCGTTCTTAATTCAACAGGAGATGCTTTGTGCATACAGCCCCTCGTTTATTATTTATCTCTTCAGCCAGCCGCTGTGCTTTCAGTGGATTTCGGATAACAGAAAGGCCGGGAAATACCCAGCCTCGCTTTGTAACGGAGTAGACGAAAGTGATCGTGCCTACCCGGATATTATCGTGAGGATGCTTCATTACCATTGCTCCCCATATACAAAACCAATTTCAGCCAGTGCCTCGTCCATTTTTTCGATGAACTCCGGCACCATCTCGTCAAAACTCGCCATGTACTTTTCATTCCGCTCAATCACGACATAATGCAGGCCTTCACGCTTCATGCGCGGGTCATAGTTGGCAAAGTACCAGGCATCTTTTCGTGTCACCCACATGCTGTACTGCACCTGGGCCATGTAAGCCGATTTTATGGCCTCGAAACCACCGAGCCGGAACTTCATGAAATCCCGGGAGGTAAACGGGCATTTCAGCTCAAGGCCGTTGCCGTCACTGCATAAACCATCGGGAGAGCAGGCGGTGCGCATACTTTCGTCGCGATAGATGATCGGGGATTCAGTAACATTCACGCCGGAAGTGAACTCAAAGAGGGTTCTGGCGTCGTTCTCGTACTGTTTTCCCCAGGCCAGAGCCTTAGCGTTAACTTCCGGAGCCACACCGGTGCAAACCTCAGCCAGCAGGGTGTGGAAGTAGGACATTTTCATGTCAGGCCACTTCTTTCCTGATCGGGGTTTTGCTATTACGTTGTGAATTTCTGAAGCTGTGATGACGCCGAGCCGTAATTTGTGCCACGCATCATCTCCCTGTTCGACAGCTCTCACGTCGATCCCAGTACGCTGCAGGATAATGTCCGGTGTCATGCTGCCACCTTCTGTTCAGTGGCTTTTTGTTTCAGGAATCCAAGAGCTTTTACTGCTTCGGCCTGTGTCAGTTCTGACGATGCACGAATGTCGCGGCGAAATATCTGGGAACAGAGCGGCAATAAGTCGTCATCCCATGTTTTATCCAGGGCGATCAGCAGAGTGTTAATTTCCTGCATGGTTTCATCGTTAACCGGAGTGATGTCGCGTTCCGGCTGACGTTCTGCAGTGTATGCGGTATTTTCGACAATGCGCTCGGCTTCATCCTTGTCATAGATACCAGCAAATCCGAAGGCGAGACGGGCACACTGAATCATGGCTTTATGACGTAACATCCGTTTGGGATGCGACTGCCACGGCCCCGTGATTTCTCTGCCTTCGCGGGTTTTGAATGGTTCGCGGCGGCATTCATCCATCCACTCGGTAACGCAGATCGGATGATTACGGTCCTTGCGGTAAATCCGGCATGTGCAGGATTCATTGTCCTGCTCAAAGTCCATGCCATCAAAATGCTGGTTTTCATTGATGATGCGGGACCAGCCATCAACGCCCACCACCGGAACGATGCCGTTCTGCTTATCAGGGAAGGCGTAAATTTCTTTCGTCCACGGATTAAGGCCGTACTGGTTGGCGACGATCAACAATGCGATGAACTGCGCATCGCTGGCATCGCCTTTAAATGCCGTCTGGCGAAGAGTGGTGATCAGTTCCTGTGGGTCGACAGAATCCATGCCGACACGTTCAGCCAGCTTCCCTGCCAGCGTTGCGAGTGCTGTACTCATCCGTTTTATACCTCTGAATCAATATCAACCTGATGGTGAGCAATGGTTTCAACCATGTACCGGATGTGTTCTGCCATGCGCTCCTGAAACTCAACATCGTCATCAAACGCACGGATAATGGCTTTTTTGCTGGCCCCGTGGCGTTGCAAATGATCGATGCATAGCGATTCAAACAGGTGCTGGGGCAGGCCTTTTTCCATGTCGTCTGCCAGTTCTGCCTCTTTCTCTTCACGGGCGATCTGCTGGTAGTGACGCGCCCAGCTCTGAGCCTCAAGACGATCCTGAATGTAATAAGCGTTCATGGCTGAACTCCTGAAATAGCTGTGAAAATATCGCCCGCGAAATGCCGGGCTGATTAGGAAAACAGGAAAGGGGTTAGTGAATGCTTTTGCTTGATCTCAGTTTCAGTATTAATATCCATTTTTTATAAGCGTCGACGGCTTCACGAAACATCTTTTCATCACCAATAAAAGTGGCGATAGTGAATTTAGTCTGGATAGCCATAAGTGTTTTATCCATTTTTGGGAACTCCTGGCTGATTAAGTATGTCGATAAGGCGTATCCATCCGTCACGTAATTTACGGGTGATTCGTTCAAGTAAAGATTCGGAAGGGCAGCCAGCAACAGGCCACCCTGCAATGGCATATTGCATGGTGTGCTCCTTATTTATTTACACATAACGAAAACGCCTCTAGTGAAGCGTTATTGGTATGCATATAAAAAAGCCCTCACATTGGAGGGCAAAGAAGATTTCCAATAATCAGAACAAGTCGGCTCCTGTTTAGTTACGAGCGACATTGCTCCGTGTATTCACTCGTTGGAATGAATACACAGTGCAGTGTTTATTCTGTTGTTTATGCCAAAAATAAAGGCCGATTATGCGGCCTCGGAAGGAAGTCCAATCATCTTATTCAAATCTTCTACCCGTAAAGCAGGAAGTGCTGCACTTGCTTTATCTGCTTCTTTTGGTAGCAACTCTTTGCTTTCAGGCCAAACTTCAATAAGTCGCTTAACTGTTGTGACTGAGTTCAAAGCAGCCCATACGTTTGATTCTATATCCTTTTTCCTGGCTTCAAGTTTTTGTTGCAATGCGCAGATTTCATCAAACCTTTTTGTTATTTTGTGTTCTGCGTCAAACATGCATTTATCTTTGTCGGGGGTAGGGAGCAATATATCTTCACCGTTGCCGTCTTTTCCGTATGAATGCCAGCCAACCCTTCTTCCAGATACAGTCAGATAAATCGAACATGAACTGACATCGCATGAGTAAAATGAACATCCCAGCTTTTGAAGTTCCTCACTTGCAGCCATTAACTTTGATGCCAGCTGGTCCACTTCTTCGGTTTTCTTTTTCCCGCCAAACGCAATAACTCTGGCGTCAAGTGCAAGCTGGTTCTTTAACTTTGTTACTTCTTCAAGTTCAGTGAACACCCAGGACTTAATTAAAGCGTTACGAGCGATTTCCTCTTTCATTCTCGTAGTTAAGCGGATTGATGACATATTAATTCCTCTCAAATAAGTGGTTTGCTGCCTAATTTCATTTTCTGGCGACCAACACAAGTCATCTTGCTGTCAGTTGTTTGGATTTACGGTAGCCTGCAGCGTAAATGGCTACGTTTGGAAGACAAGTTGAACCTTCATATTTTCTGGTCAACGTTGTCAGAGTTATAACTTCTGCTCTCATTGCTGGTTTGCGCTTGCATTGCAAGACCACTCGTGAAGGGGTTGGCCTGTGTAGCTTGTCGGAGCTAATCGACTCCTGACTTTGCAGGTTTGCGCGACGAGCTCTACGGCGAGAAGCTGCGGTGCCTTTAAATTCTGTTTTTCTGGACATAGATTCCTCCCGAATAAACTTTGGCGATGCAATCTCGAAGCTCCTCCTGAGACGGTTGCTTCGGCATTGCATCCCACAGCTTATGTGGTTGGGTGATCTGGCTTTTCAGCCACGTAGTCGAGTGTTCGACGTTGTTTAAAGAGCCTGCCAATCTTTTCCGTTTGGCTACCAGCGTCCTGCTGATGGAAATAATAGTCACATATTGTGATTTAATGGTCAATCACAAAATGTGTAAAATAAGGGTGTGACACGTTATGTGTATGATTTTTTTGTGTAAATAGTTTTCCCCGCGATGGGTTTGCTTACTTAAGGCGGGGGAAACAGCAGGATGGTGTGCTGAAAAGTTCGAAAAACGAGCGAAGTAGGTGGTGACGAGATGGCGGGATATGGGAGTTGTATTAAGAATTATAGTAATTTAATCAGAGGCTTGGGCTGGCTGGCAGGTGCTGTCCTGATAGTTATGTGCAGGCAACAAAAAACCCGGCGCTGAGGCCGGGTTAATGCGTTAATGCTGGGGAGTGATTTTTTTGTTGTCTGTTGGCTGGGTATTTTGTGGCGGCGCTTGCAAAG